CTGACATCGCTTTCGATGAAATCAATCGCATCCTCAACGGCGGTAGAGAACACCGCTTGGATGTCGCTCTCGTCAAGCGGCTGTGGGCCTGTGGTCGTATCTTCTTCGTCCTCGATCACGCCAGCGTCATCAAGGATGTCCAACACTTCTTCGGGGATCATATCTTCGGGGTCCATGTCGTGTCCTTTATTGAGCCAGTAGGCCGCGCATTGATTGCCCAGATATATCGCCACCAGTTTCCGCCGGTGCGATAGCCCCAGCCCGTGTTGCGCCGCGCGTTGCTGTGGCCGTGATTTGTTCAATCCTATCACGCAAAGCCGCCAATGCGCCATCATCTTCAATGGCACGGCGAACAAGGTCAGCATCTTCAGAAACCAAGATGCGGGCAATCCGTGCGCGTTCAGGGTCGCTTAGTTCGCGCTTGAAGCGATCAGTTATAGCCCCCGCAACATTCATAATCGCTCGGCCATCCATAGACAGCGCGCCCCGAATATCGGCAACAGAAAGGCCCAAGCCCTGACGCGATTGCTCCATCAAGGTTTCAGCCGTTGGAGATCCGCCCAAGACAAAAGATGCAGCGTCTTGCGCACCGCTTGCGGTTTCAACCGAACGCAGCACGTCATCAACAGCGTCTTGCGGCAGAACCTCACGCAATATCCGGCCTTCTTTGGTTTCCTCATTGGCCATGTTGCGGATCATGCTTTGACGCGAACCAGTTGCAGACCGCGCTTCAATGGCTGACATCAGGCCTGCGCGATATGCCTCGATCTGGTCAGGGTCGCTCAATCGCGCAAACTCGCCCAGCTTTTCGTTAACGTCACCGGCCAATGCAATGCGCCCGGCCTCGAATGCATCACGCTGTTTGCGCACTCCAGCGGCTGTTGCACGGGTCGCGCTTAGTTCTGGCACGGCTTCATCAAGCAAACCCCGAAGGCCTGTCTCTACGCCTGCTACAGCCTCACCTGCTCCACCCATGCTGCCACGGAACAAAGCCGATGCACGGTTGCCGACAGCGCGACGAACGCTCTCAACTTCTGAAACCGTTGGGGTTCGGCTAAATTGAACGCTGCCATCCTCAAGGATTTGAAAGAAAGGTGCTGCGCCAGTTTCAGCGCGCAGGCCAATGGCGACTTCCTCTGCGGCGGAAGGCACGCGGCGCAGCGTGTTTGCCAATTCCTCAACCACATCGTCAGGCGCAGGCATGTTGCGGAACTGCCCATAGGCTGCGCGCTCTGCCACTCGCGCCACATCCTCACTTCTGCGCTGAGATTGCAATGCGCTTGGTGCGTCTACGTCAGACAGATACTGGCGAAGATCCGAAAGGGCCGCTGCCCGCGTTGACGCAGGGCGAGGCTCAAGGGCTTCATTAATAATCCGAGACGCATCACCGCCGCCAGAACGCAATGCCCGGACAGCCGCCTTAATAGTGCTGTTTTCTGCAAGCAAACGCCCCGAAAGAATATCGTCTGCAATTTCATCAGAAGATTTGCCTGTCTGCGATGCAAGTCGCTGGATTTCGTTTTCAACGATAGACGATCCGCGATTGCCAACAAGGCGGCGCGTGGCATCAGTCAGCGACCCCAAGGCACCACCAGCCAACCGCGTGGCCTGACCTGCGACAACAGCCCCACCACCGCCCAATGCAGCGCCACCGGGGACACGCATCGCGCGTTCACCAAAGCCACCCTCGCCGGTGTTGAAAGCATACGCACCGCCCTCAAGAGCGCCGCGACCAACCATGCGTGCTGCCGTTGCAGGCCCACCGCCCGGAATTAACGCAGGAACAATAGCGCCGCCCAACTCAAAGCCCATAGACTCAACAGGGCGATCTTCGCGGTAGGCTTCAATCCCGCCGCGAATATCGGCAAGCGTTTCATCGTAAGGCTGGCCAAACGCGCGACGAACGCCCGCCTCTGCCTCATCTGCCAGCCCCAAGGTAAGGCCCTGCAATGCAGTCCGAGTGCGTTGTGTTGGCACAGCCTGTCCGTATTCCGCGCGCATGACACGCTGGATTGTGGCGTCGTCAGTCCCCGCAGGAAACCTGACAATCGTTCCATCTGGCGCTTGTATCTCAATCATGCCGATTTACTCCAGTTGGCCCGTCTGTGGGTTAAATGTGCGGATGGCAGGCGCACCGCTTGATGGCGCACCATCGGCGGGCGCATCACCGGCAGGCGCACGGAACCCAGCAAGCGGGTTGGGGCGCTGCTGCATAAGTTGGAACGCTTGCGCACGGTCAATCTCGCCAGACCGCATCTGCTGAACGATTGCTGCGCCGCTTTGGTCATACTCAGCGATGGCGCGCATGGTTTCAATGATGCGCCGGTTGCCGTCAGGCTGGTTGACGATCCGTGGCAGCGATTGCTTGAACAGCGCAAGGTCGGCGTCACTCATGGGGCCAGAACCCGGCTGACGCTGCTCAGGCACCAGTGAATTGATCAATGCCTGCGCGGCTTGGAGGTCGCCCAATCCCTCGGTTGCGATGCCAAACTCACCAGCCACTTGCTTGATAACGCCCAAGCCACCAGAAGGTGCAGAGGCTAGTGCTTGCTCTAGCTGGTCAATGCGGCCTAAGTTGCGCTGCGCCATCAAACCCGCGCTGTAAACGTCCGTGATTGTCTTGGCATCGCCAGTAGCGAATGCTTCTTCGAACTTACCTTCCGAACGCTGGTCAAGATTGACTGTCGTGCCGCCACCACCGACCTTGTTCGCCGTGCCGTCTGGCTTAAGGTTGTAAAGACCGTCCTCAATCTGTGTGCCGGGGAACATTTCACGCATCTGCACGGCGCTCAGGATCTGGCCACGGTCAGGCGCAGGTTCCTGCGAGTCTTGATAGGCCTTCAATGCGGCCACGGCTCCGATTGCGTCAACAAGCTGCACAAAGCGTTCTCCGCCCGGCTGCGCGCGCAGAAACTCAATGGTCTTGTTCTTGGATTGCGTATCCTGCCGCGTTTGCGCACGCCCCGCGATCCGATCCGCAGACATCTGCATCAGGGCTTGGTTGGGGTTCTGCGTCAGCCCGCCAAAGCCGATGGCCAAGCTGTCAAGAAAGTCGGGGTTGGAAAGCAGGCCGCGAATGCCGCCGGGCTGTTGCTGTTGTTCCATTTGCGTTGCTCCTGTCGGTGCGTCAAAGCCAAGGGCTTGTCGTGTATCTCTTGCGACTGATTGTTCTGGCGTGATGCCTGTGTATCGGGCAACCCGGCGCTGTAGGTTTTCCGGCGCTGGGCGTAGAAAGTCCCGTGCAATTGCAGCCGCTGCTGTCGGCGCGTCTTGCGCTGAAAAGATTGACCGCGCAGCCCGTGCTTCTGGCCCCTGCAATTCCGTCATCAGAAAATCAAGCTGGGCATTAGGGTCAGATGCCGAAACGCCACGGTCCGCTGCGAAACGCTCAAACGCAACACGGCGCGGACCGGTCAACTGATACAGGCCAAAGCCGCCGCGCGATCCGGAAACCGTCGGGCTAATCTCATTGATGGCAGGATTAAACCCGCTTTCGTCGGCAATGTTCATCACAAAGCCTTCGGCAATGTGCGCCGGAAGGCCCCGTGAAAGTAGGCCCTGCCGAATGAAGTCTGGACCGACACTAGCCATCAGATATTCAGCCCGCCATAGTTGACGCGCAGATAACCGTCAGACGCGCGGTGAACAAGGTGCGGGTGCGTCTCCATCAATTCATCGGCCATGACGCCGACTGTGGGCTGGTCTGGGCTGGCGATGCGCTTGCCTTCGTCTGTCCAGTCCCAAGAGTAAATCTTGACGCCGCTGCGCTCACCAATCGGTGTGACGTTTGTCTTCAAGCGGCGATCAGACGCCATGTAAGTTGCGCCAGCATTGGCCCCAGCTTGCAAGTAATCAAACAAACCCGGATTGCGTGTCTCCGTTGTTGATCCCTGATTAAAGTTGCCCGCGCTTGTTGCCCCCATGCGCGTGTTTAAAGCTGTCTGCGGTGCGTTAGCAAAGCCGCCGTATTGCGCACGGGCAGCGTCAATCAATCGCTGGTTATTCTGCTGCTGCAACAAACCCTGCTGCTGCTGCATCCCAATGATGCCCTGACCCATACCGAAGCCAGTCTGGCCCAAGCCTCCAAGCTGACCAGATGCCTGCAAGCGAAGGTTTGCGGCCTGCTGTGCTGCTTGCTGGTTGGCTTGCTGTGCGTCCAGCGTCATGCCCTGTCCAAACTCTTGCGCCCGACCAAATGCCCCTTGGTTTGCTATTTGCCCTTGAAGCCCTAATGCTTGTCCAAACTCTTGCGCCCGACCAAATGCCCCTTGGTTTGCTATTTGCCCTTGAAGCCCTGTTGCTTGTCCAAACTGTTCCGCCGCTGAACGCGCAGACTGGTTTGCCAGCGCAGCTTGCATCTGATTGGCAACGTCCTGCTGAGATGCGCCAAGCGCCGTCTGGAAGCCCTGCTGACGCAGACCCGCCGCAAGCTGACCGCCTTGCCGTGCAAACGCTTCGTTGGTCAGGCTTTCGGCAACGCCTTGACGCGATCCACCGAAGGCACCAGCCGCAGATGCTTGCGCCCCCAGTTGGTTCATTTGCATTTGACGCTGGCGCTCAAGGTCGCCCATCGACGTATCAATGACCTGCTGCGTGTAGGGGTTCATGTAAGTGCCGATGCCGCCAACGGCTTGCTGCGCAGCCACAGCGTCAGGCGTATAGCCAAACTGCGTGCCAACCTGCTGCGGATCGTAACCGAATTGGGTATCAACCTGCTGCGGATCGTAACCGAATTGGGTATCAACCTGCTGGCCCTGAAAGCCCATGATGTTACGCGCGCCGCCCATTGCGTCAGTCAGCGCACCAGACGCTTGCTTAAACACGTTGTTTGCCGCTGCGGGATTAATCGCAGATGGCATTGGTGTTGGTGCAGATTGCATTACTTGCGCCGGCCTTGGAGCCATTGGCGCAGGCATCGGTGTCGGCGCTGCTGCTGCTGCTGGATTAGAACCACGGCCCATGAGTTACCCCCGTCAATTTCTGTTTGGACGCGCCACTGGGCGCATAGGTGTTGTGCTGCGGCTTGGCAGCGCATTGGTTATGCGAGCAATCGCCTGATTGGCTGGCCGCTCAAGCCGTGGATCGTTCACACCGCCCGGCAGAACCGATCGCAAGCGACTGGACGCAAACGAGCTTGGTTCGCTGCGTTCGCGCGCTTGCTGAATACGCTCACGACCATCTCGATCACTGCCGCCATCTGATGGCTGGGAAACTGCTGCACCGCCACCCTTGTTGCCCAGACCGCCATCGCGCGGCCCAGTAACCGGATCAATGAACATTGCTGTAAGTGCATCAAATTGCGCAGGCGCGCGCTGCTGCAATTCGGCAAGGGCTTGGTCATAAAGCCCGCCAGAAGAATATGCGCCCATTCCGCCGTAATCCATCGCAGTCGGCATACCGGCCCCCGCAGATGTTGGCATACCCAAACCAAATGCATCAGCCGCCGCATTGATGTTACCACCAGCAGCCATCTGCATTGGCGTCATCGCGGCAACGTCTGGCCCGTAATAGGGAACATAGCCAATTTGCGCGATCTGGTCTGCGCGGGCAATATTGCCCTTGGCCGCTGACTCAAGATACTCTGGTATTTTGGTTTCGGTTGTGGTGCTGCCGCGACCCATTATTCAAACTCCTTTTCCAAGACCGTCATCACCGGCTTGTATCCGTATTTCTCAAGAACCCGCTTCCAACCATGTCGCCCCGCGATTGTCATGCTGGTGCAGCCCTGTGTCTTACTCCAAGCTACGGCGCTGTCGATCATATCAATGATTTGATCCATCTCGCCGCCAGCCAAAAAAACGTGCAGGACTTTCTTCTTTGGATATATCACAATCTCTGTGACAGCGCACCCCCTTTCGGCAGGCCACAATTGCAGCTTGCCGTCAAGTATCCGCTCAGAAACGTCATCAAACGTGTGCGTCCCGCCGCTGTATTCCAGCGCGTCATCAATCCACGGGCGGCAATGGTCAATGATATTCAAGACCTGATCCTTGTGACTGACAGCGACACAGACGGCGTTGCGGGCGCAAATGCAGTGGCAGCAAATGCTTCAAGCGATGCCGTTGTGTGATCGTCCGTTGCCCAATAAGCCTCAAGGTAATCACCGGCGCTTACGCTAAAGATAGCGCCCTTGGTGACAGGCTTTGTTGATGTGCTGTCATGCAGGCTTGCGCGCGTTGCCCCAGATGGCACGTCAACGCCGTTGATCCTTGGCCAAAACCAAAAATCAACTTTCGATCCACTTGTGCTGTAAACCTGCGCAGTGAAGGTCAGGTAATAAACGCCGCCTTCCTCAAAGATAATCCGGCTTTGGTTGGGCGATGCCCCAAGGCTAATCCCCTCGGAAAACCCAGCGGCTGGCGCGTCAAAGACAATCGGATAGGCAGTGTTAGACGCCGCCGCAGTGATGTCATTGTCCTGGGTCAGAAACCCAAAGCCATTGGCAATGACAAGCTGACGCCATTCCCCATCAAGCGACACCACTGGATACTTGTTGTCCCGATCCCACAGCAGCACGCCGTTCTCTGCCGCCGTAGCCCTTGCATCGAGCGCACCCAACTGGTCCAGCGCGCGCGCCAAATACCGGCGGATGTTTTCAGCCCATGCTTTCGCATCTGTGGTAAATGGCGGGATCACACGGCTCATCTACGGCCACCGGGGACAGCATCAAGCCGCATCACGCCCACGCGCCAGTCAGCCGCAGAGTTGCCATCAACGCGCATCCGCACCTGACGCCCGGTAAACCGCATGCTGGTCGGGTTTGCCATGCTGAATGGCCCGTAACTACGTTCAGTTGCAGTTGGATAAAACCGCGTCTTAAACGTAGCCGTGACATCGCCCAGCGTTCGTTCGTCTGGGATAAACTGCTGCACGCTCATTACCTGATCGCCAGTCCCAAGCGTGATCGGCCCGCTTTCGCAGAATGGCGTTGCCCCGCTGTAGGAATAGCCCGCCTCATGCTCATATAGAACACCGTCGGCAGCGATCCACATAGGCTGACGGAACGCGCCGCTGTCAACGCCAGCCGTGCGGTCAATGTCGCCAGTGGACCAGACGTTCTGCGCGTAGTCGTAGACGACATAGCGGTTGCACTCAACGCTGGCACCGCTTGGATAGAACCACCATATCTCGCTCCAGCGGCTGTTGACTAAGGCGTGAACCTTTGACCGCTGATCGGTGTTAAAGTCGCTAAAAACGTAGTCGCTGACTTCGCTGGGCAACTCCTGCACGGCACCGCCGCTGTATGTGAAGAAACTGCGCGCGCCCATCCAGACAACGCCCATGTCAATCGCAACCGCCGCATTGGCCGCAATCAGGCCGCAGGACGTGCCGACACGTTCAAAGCCATAGACGAACGGCGGGCCTTGGTAAGTCGCTGTGTGGGCGTCCTGATCGGTCAGGATCAACGCCTGCCCACGGGTCCGCAGGCCGCGCAAGATCGTGCCGTTGGTCTGGATCTCGATGTCGCCCGCCTCGTTAGTCGCAAGAGGCGTCCAGACCGTGTTGTCCTCTCGATCAGAAAACGCAATCTTGCGCGGGTTTCCACCAGCACCAAAGGCGAACAAGGATCGTTCTTCTGTCACCATCAACGCGGAGCAATTCTCTGGGCTGTTGGCAATCTGCGCGGCATCTTCAGCAGAGTCTAGCTGCCACTCATACAGATTGCCGTCATCAGCCGTGCAGCCGACAAGGTATTCGCCCCAGTTATCCAGCGACCATGTAGTGGCAGGCAGCAGCGTTGACGTGTCCTGCCGTGGCGTGCCGTAAGTCTGGTTGCCGTAGGTGCTGGCACCGAAGCCCACAGACAACGTGGCATCCACCCGACCGGCTGTGAACCCGACAGGCGTGATGTCAGTCACTGCATTGCTAGCGGTCATGGCAAACAGCTTGTCGTGCGTGCCAAGGGCCAACCGGCGGCTGTTGCTGTTGTCCTCCCAAGCCAGCATTGATCGAACAACGCCTGCGATGTCTACACTGCCCCGCTGACGCCAACCGCCAACAGGACGCAATGAACCTTCATGGAACCGGATCAGGTTGCCATCGCGCCACCGGCCAAGAGATTGGTATTCAGTGCCGTTGCGATACTGCCCTGCTGGGATATTGAGCGGGATAAGCGCCATTTGTGTTTCCCTTATGCGGGTTCAACGGGCCAATCGTCATCACCCAGATAAGGGAAGTTAGCATGATCTGTGATGTCACGCAAAGCCTGACGATAAGTAGCCCATGCTGTAGCGTTAACAGGAGCATCAGCAATCTGGGTCCAGTCAGTGTCCGACAGCAGTTGGTTGCGTTTGGCTCTAACTCTTGCAGAGGATGCATTGTAATAATTTTGTTTTTCCTCTGGTGTCTTTTCGACAACCGACCACTCAAGATGCCACTTGTCACCTGCATAGGTGGGCGTGTCTGCTCGAACGGCTCTGTAGGTCGTTTCGTCGATGGATGGGGCGGCACCAACGACCACCTCAAATACCTCATAAGAGGCAAGCATTTCATCAGGTATGCGGCGAGGGAAAGATGTCTGCGGATTGTCTTTGTGCAAGTCTCCAATAGTATAAGGAAACTTTGTGACTTGTCCGTCTTGTGTTTTTGTGTAGGTCATAGTTGTATCTCCTTATAACGTGATATCTATAAGTTCTTCCGTGAGGACGGCAGGTGCGTCTGTCAGTACAGCAACAACGTCTGTTAAAACGGCGGGCGCATCGGTGAGTACGGCCAGTGCGTCTGTTAAAACGGCGGGTGCATCAGTAAGTACGGCAGCTTCATAAGTAAAAGAGCCGTATGTCCCTGTCCCAGAACCATCGGGCGGCAGTTTAGCGATGAGGAGGTCATTGCCGCCAGCGCCGTCTGAGGCGGTATAACCCACCACAATGATGTTGTTGGCTGAGTCTATGGCTACGGCATTGCCGCTGTCAGTTCCTGTTCCGCCTAGAGTCCGGTCCCATTGCAGAGCTCCTGCAGAGTTGTACTTAGCGATGAGGAAGTCAGCGCCGCCAGCGCCGTCTGAGGTGGTATAACCCACCACAATGATGTTGTCAGCCGAGTCTATGGCTACGGCATTGCCGATTTCACTTCCTGTTCCGCCTAGAGTCCGGTCCCATTGCAGAGCTCCTGCAGAGTTGTACTTAGCGATGAGAACGTCAGCGCCGCCAGCGCCGTCTGAGGTGGTATCACCCACCACAATGATGTTGTCAGCCGAGTCTATGGCTACGGCATTGCCGATTTCACTTCCTGTTCCGCCTAGAGTCCGGTCCCATTGCAGAGCTCCTGCAGAGTTGTACTTAGCGATGAGGAAGTCATTGCCGCCAGCGCCGTCTGAGGTGGTATAACCCACCACAATGATGTTGTCAGCCGAGTCTATGGCTACGGCATGGCCGATTTCAGTTCCTGTTCCGCCTAGAGTCCGGTCCCATTGCAGAGCTCCTGCAGAGTTGTACTTAGCAATGAGGAGGTCACGGCCGCCAGCGCCGTCTGAGTCGGTCCGGCCCGTCACAATGATGTTGTCAGCCGAGTCTATGGCTACGGCATTGCCGATGTCAATTTCTGTTCCGCCTAGAAGTGCGATCCAACTAACAACAACCCCGCCGCCAGCAGCAGCCTGCATCA